ATTGATACCGCCGTCAAGACCAGTTCTACTGGATACATCCAGCGCAGATTGATTAAAGGCCTGGAAGACTTGATGGTTGGTTATGACATGACCATCCGCACTAGCAAAAACAAAGTCGTGCAATTCAGCTATGGCGATGACAACATTGACACCATTAAAGTGGAAAATCAAGAACTGAAACTGACGACGATGTCTATTCAAGATATCTATGCGCATTACAACACACCGCAAGACGACTTATCAACAAAGCAGATGTCGCTAATGTTTATGAAGCCAGCGTTAACCCGTTTCAAAAAACAGATGTCCGAACTCACTGTGAAGTGCAAGTTTTACACCGAGTTCATGATTGTCAAACGCAACGAAATCGTAAAGTGCGTGTTTGGCAACAAAGACGAGAAAATTGTGCGCGCGCCTGTCGGGTTCGCCCACCTCATCGGAAATGTTGTCGGTCAACAAAACCTCGACGCGACTTCCCTCGTCGACATCACGCCGCTAGAAGCGTTTGAACTCATTGAGTTCTATTATGGACAACTGGAGAAACTCTACTATGTCGCGCCCACCCAACTCTTCAAGACATTGTACTACTTCTACTTGTCCCCCAAAGACCTACTGTTTGTAAAACGGTTCAATCGTGTAGCGCTCACCATACTGTTGGAAAACATCACGCTCAGCTATAAGCGCGCGGTAGTTGCGCCTGGCGAAATGGTCGGCATGATTGCCGCGCAGAGTATTGGCGAACCGACTACACAGATGACACTCAATACGTTTCATTTCGCGGGGGTCTCTTCAAAATCTAACGTGACCCGTGGTGTGCCAAGAATTGAAGAAATATTATCTTTGTCCTCGGAGCCAAAAAACCCGTTGCTAACAGTCTACTTGAAGCCGGAGGACGAGACGGACCGCGCAAAAGCCCAGAGCATTATGTACATGCTGGAGCACACCAATATGCGAGAAGTGGTGCAGTCGGTGGACTTGTGTTTTGACCCGGACGAGTTATCTACGTTGATAGAGGAGGACAAGACCACGATGGAGCAGTATAAACGCGTGGAGGATATCTTGAAAGAGTGCGCGGAGGATGATACGGCGGACGAGACGGTGAAGTCCAAATGGGTCATCCGTATGGAGATGGATGCCGAGGTGATGTTGGAGAAGAACATTACGATGGATGATATCCATTTCACGCTGAACCATAGTTTTGGCAACGAGATTAGTTGCATCTACTCGGACTACAATGCGTCCAAGCTGGTCTTCAGAATAAGAATGAACGAGGTGCTGTCCACGTCGCGCAACGGGCAAAAGAAGACCAAAGTTTCATCGTTGGACCAGTCGGACCAGATATATGTTCTCAAGAACTTCCAAGAGCAGATGCTGGACAATGTGGTCTTGCGAGGTATCAAGGGAATAGAGAAGGTAGTGCTGCGTAAGATTAAGGATAATGTGGTGGAGACGGCGGGCGCGTTCAAGCAGCAGGAGATTTGGGTGCTAGACGGAATTGGCACGAATATGCTGGATGTTTTAGCGCTAGATTACATTGACAACACGCGAACCTATAGCAATCACATTATAGAGATATTCAATATATTGGGTATTGAGGCGGCGCGCCAGGCGATTTACAACGAATTGGTGGAGGTGTTGGAGTTTGATAGCGCCTACATTAACTTCCATCATTTGAGTTTGCTGTGCGACAGGATGACCTATACGTACAAGTTAATATCTATCTTCAGACATGGTATTAATAACGACAATATTGGTCCGATTGCGAAAGCGTCGTTTGAGGAGACGCCGAAGATATTCTTGGATGCGGCGCAGCATGCGGACTTAGATATTATGCGAGGCATATCTGCCAATGTCATGTGTGGACAAGAGGGCTTTTATGGCACGAGCGCGTTTCAGGTGATATTGGATATTGCGGAGATGGCGAAGCTGCAGGAGGCGCAAGTGAGATTGAGTTATCAGGATGATGAACTGGAGAAGCTGTTGTCGGGAATGGCAGGCGCCGAAGATGTGAACGTATGTAGCACGGAGAGTTTGACAATTAAGAACGATGTGGTCAATATCAAGTCGGTACAACTGGGCGAAGACAATGACTACAATCCAGGGTTTTAATGGGTTCAAAGTATAAGTGCAATAATACACAAAATATAATTATAATATTTTTTTACAATTATTATAATTTTAATTATTTATTCCTAGCGTTTAGTAGACCTTTTTCTTGATCGCATGCGTTTACGAGTGCGTTTTTTTTGTTTGTTGCGTCGTTTTTTACTACCGCCACCGTAAACGGGTGCAAAATTTTGGGGAACCTTAGGTGCGTTGTCAAAAACTAATGGTGGTGCATTATGTGGCGCGAATTTATCATATGATTGTTCTCCAACATTTTGGGGAGGTGCTGAATATTGTTGCGGATCATACACAGGCGCGGTCTCTTGAGAAAATAATGGTGCGGCTGCAGTTGGAACTGCCGGCAGTTTGAATACTTTGTTAGCAGCAACCAAATTGCTTAAATTTGAGTTAGCGACATTAGCAGCTTGATTAAGCAACCCTTGATGTTGTTGTGCAATTGCTTGCGTGTTATTTGGGTTTGCCGAATATTGTGTGTTCATTTGTTCGTGAATGTTTTGCAATGCGCCATTATAATCATTATGATTTTTTAAATATTCATCTGTATATTCTTGATTTTGGTTTCCGGAATAGCTTGCGATTGGTTGATTATTATTGCTTGTAATATGCATTTCATGAACATGTAACACCATTGGTTTGCCATCAACAACAGTATTTATTGTCAAGCTCATTATATATAATACAAAATATTTTATTTATATTATATGAAAATGCGCATCTAAATGTATAAAGAATAAGAGAATAACAAATGAAAACAATATAAATTTAAATAAATATAGATACATTTAAGTAAATAAATAATAAATAAATAGCAATGAATACATTTTATGACATTTTACAAAAGCATCTCAAGACGCGAAAGACATTATTTCCAGGGTCTCCGCAATTTTGGATGAATGTGTATCAGTTGGAGCTGTTAAATAACTACGCTAACGCTGAGAACAATCTAAAATTTATGATATACTATATGATGAATGAAATGCATTTCAAGTTGAAAATACATTATTATGCAAAGCGGTATCCAAAGGTGAAGCTCATTATAATGAAAGACATTCTTACTAATATGTTTCTAACAGAAGGGCAAAAGGAAGAAATATTTGATATTTTTACGAAATCGCAACGCACATACCGCGCATTATCCCGGTTCGCCTTTATATGCAAGGTAAAAATGTCTACCCTACAAATTACGACTGACTTGGGACTTAACGCAATCAACCTGTCTGCGTCCAATGTAATACAGATTTATCAAGGAAATGCTAGATATGTATTTATTATTCAAGATTTAATAAATATTATTGAAACCTCGTTGTCCAACTCGCAAAACTTTTTCGCGGCCCCGTTACCGATTAAGAACCCGTATAATAACGTCAAGTTCAGCATAGCCACACTGTATACTATATATTATTTCATCAAAAGCCGCGCTTACATTATGCCGCTGCTATTTCACCTGTATTTTTTAAGTAATTTCAACTTGACGCAGTTTGCACTAAATCACGAGAGCGTAATTCGCGACATATCTATTAAACAATATGTAGTGAATACTCCTTCTTCCTTTTTATACAATAAGGTGATTTTAATGTTAAATGCGAGTGATTACACGTCGCGGCTCCACATTAATCCGCACTTTCCAAAGGATACGCTGATAAACATAATGAGGCCTTATTTATATTTGAGTTATATTGTTAGCATGTCATTGAATGCAGACAAACGGCATAAATACTCAATATTATTGGCGCGAATGCTGAAACAGTTTTATCATTTTAATCGCAAGTTTGGGCGCAAGACGTTTGATTTAAAATTAAAGAAATGCGTATACAATAGTGTGCACCCGGAATTCAGGTTAAGTGATGCAGACAATTATTCGCATTTGATAACCGGAGCAACGGAAGCTATGGATGATTATTCAGATTGGACGCAAATGTCGGATGATGTCCCGATTGTTGGGAGTGCGCATGGCCGTAGCGAGGATGAAAGTAGTGATGATAGTGATAGTTATTATAGCGATGAAGGACAAGCAGCGGTAGAGTTTCATTTTAGAGCGCCGATACCAGTGGGCAATAATAGGTATATTTAGCTGGTTATTTATTTGGGCGCCGTTTTTTGCTCGTGCGTTTATTACTAATGCCGCCGCCACTTTTAACTGGTTCTTCCTTTGTTTCTTCTACTTCAGTTGCTGTAGCTGCAACAGGTGTTGGCACTTCTGTTACCTCACTTGTCGCGCTAGGCACAGTGCTAGGCAAGCTTCTAATCAATCGTTGCGGTTTTACCTTGATGCGCAACCTCGGTTCTACAGTAGCGCGCCCACATTTATTAAGGGTTGGATCCGTTTTTTCAAATGTGCCCAAATAGTGTTGAATAGTTATTTTAGTCTGAATGGCGTCCATGACTTGCGTTTTGCAGTCGCCCTCTTTGATAATATGGAGGTCAAACGCGATGGTGCCATTTTGATGAAAAATCTTGTATTTGGGTCGCACGTCTTTCTTCAATCCAGGACCAGGGGACATAATATAAATGAATTTTTCGGTGGGTTCTACGTCGCCGTCGGGAGTGCCAGAGTAGGCGACAAACACGGAGCGCGTATACTTGGTTTCAAGTAAGCATTTTTTATTAGTTTTTGTAATAAATATTGCGGGGATTTTAAAATAGGTGAACAATACCCATAGGTCAATGTTGGTTAAAAAATATTCCGCATTGCCGATGAGGCCTTCAAATGAGAGCGCGCCGGATTGCACCTGTTTTGCAAGGACTTGTTTGCCCTGCTCGTTCATGACGTTTAAGATGTTGTCTTGGAATATTCGCGCCTTCTCTTTAGCCCCTGGGCCGGCCGGTCCGACGTATTCGCTAATATAACGCATATATTCGGCATACAATATGTCTTTGATTTCATTCATGGTGCCAAATTTCTTGCTGGTGGCTGGGTTAACTAAACCGCGCTGTTTATTCAAAATATAAAAGACCAAATCAAAGGTGCAATATACAGTGCTGCCGAATTGCAATTCTTCAAACTTGGAGGGGAAACAGAGTTGCCATTTGAGAGCCGTTATTTTGGGGAGGCTTAATCGGGGGCACGACTTGGCGAGTTTGCGTTCAGGAGTAATGAGGTCATCAATGCTGTCCACGGTGTTATATTTGAGCGCGGCGTCCATTTTTTTAGGCTGGACAGTGTCATGCGCATTATTTAACGCATATTTGGTTTTATTTACGGCTTTAAGTCCTTTGTAATAATCTTTAATTAGACTTTCCAAAAGAAGGATTTCGTCATCATTGACATTGTATCCGACAGAATTGAAAGAGGTGTAAGATTGCGGATTAAACACGGCGCCTTTGATGCGGTTATAACGTATTAATTCGTCCGCGATTTTGCCGTAATAGTGGTCTTCATTGTCCGCATTGGTTATAAAATTTTGTTTTGGCAGAATAATTGTGCACGCATCGGCGTCCTTGTTAGGAGTGCATAGGTCGGGATTAATGGTGGCGCATTTGTCGCTGGATGCAGTAGAACATGCGCCGATTTTTTGAATGTCGCCATCAAAATTGGGGTCTATTTCTTTTTCTTGGTCTTTTTCTTTATCTTGAGCAAATTTCAAATTAGCGGATGAATTGGTTTGGATGATTTTCAAAATGGCGTCATATTCAAAGTCTTCAAATTTAATGACCTCTTTGGCTTGGATGTTTTCGCGCAAAATGCGGTTAACTTCATCCAGCTGGTTATTGTATAGGATAGATTTGTTATTGATGATTTTCTCCAGTTGTTGGCGGATATTGATGTTTTTATTCAAGAAAATGCGCACACTGTTCCTGAAAATATTGAAAAAGTTGGTTTCCATCTTGACCTTTTTAATATACTGCACTCTCTCATTATCTACTGTAGGGTTATTTAATGTATGTGCGTCTACTGATAATAAATCCGGGTTATTGAGGTACACTAGGTCCCCGTTTTTATCCACTTCGGTAGACATGACATAATCCTCCAACACATTTTCAATGCCAGACCCATCATCCACAATATCATCCTCCAAAAAGGGGTCGCTGATTTGTATTAGTTGGTTCGTCTCTGTTAATATCCCGACCACTACCCCGCTATCAATTACCCTAAATTTAGGGTCAACGTGCATATAATTCGGGTTATCTTTTTTCATCGGTTGACGTCTTTTTGTAGAGTAATTCATGCTTTTCAAGAA